CCAGAATATTTGCTAGGTGTAAGACCAAGTACAGCATTAACATCAATATTACTTTTAGGTGCAGCAACAATATTAGGTGCTTTGCGTAGACTAGGGTCTAGGCTAGGAGCTAATTTGTTAAGACCTAAATTAAGTAACATTACTCACCTCTGGTAATTTTGTCGATCTTTGCTAAAGAGTCCATAATGACTTTAGTTTGATCTGTTTTAGTTTTCTCATCTTTTTGAGCCATCTCTGACTTAATCTTCATTTCTTGTAATGCAAGTTCAGCAGATTGTTTTAACGCCTGTTGCTGTAACTCTAACTCTTTGCGTTGAGATTCAAGCTGGAACTGTTCACGATCCATTTGTAACTTAGCCATCTCTGTTTGTGCTCTAAGTTCAGCCTTCTCACGCTCAACTTGAGCAAGTATTTTAGCGGCCTCTGTATTTGGATCTGTTTTAGGATTCTCAGCTTGTTGTTGAGCTAACATCTGGGCCTGTTCTTCTGTAACTTCCATAAGGAATTGACTGTCGTCTTTGAATCCAGCCATCTGAACGAACTTAGCTAATGTATCTCTGTATTGTTTTAGGTTGACTAGAGGGTTAGCTAAACCGTATTGAGTGATGATCTGTTCTTGTTTATCAAGAATCATTTGCATAGTAGCTAACTGCTCTTGTTTAGACCCAGTACCTAAACCTACATTCACTGTAATGTTGTATTCAGTATTCCATTCTCTTGGATCAAATGGCACATACTTATTGTTAATGCGTAAGATGCGTTCTTTTTGTTGGTACTTACATACAAGATGTAATATGCCTTTAAATAAGCTAGAAACACCTGTGTCTGCAAAGATACGAGCTACTAACTCTAATTTACCTTGAGCAGCTGAAGTCATTGCACTCACCGCAGTAGCTGTTACATTCTGTAAGATGTCTGGATTTAAACCTTGTGAAGCATCACTGACACCTGAACGCTTAGCTTGGACCTCATCTAGATACTGAAGCATTGGGAATGATTGACCAGCGTTACTTTGTACAGTCATTGGCACAATAGCATTTGCGTTCTTCATACGAACTACACCGCCTGCTGTTGATGTGAGTAAGTCATCTAGGTTTACTTGGCCTTCTACTGCACCTACTCGATAGTTGTTAGTGAGGTAGAGGTTGTCTAGCATCTGTCTAGTAATGGTGGACTTGATTAACTGTAAGTCCATTGCACGATCAGCTAGTGAGTGACCATAGAACTTGTGTGGAATTGGAATTGGGCAGATAGAGTGGAATGGCACATAGTCACATTCTTCGTTATGTAAGATCTCATGACCTGAATAACATACTCTACGCATCTCTGCTATACCGTCATCATCGTAATCTGTTTTAATATAGCACTCGAAGTATTCAACTAATTGCATAGTCTCATCATCTGAGTCCATGTCTGAAGGCTGTTCACCTCTTGTGTATCGAGCAATTCTTTCTGGGCTAAACTCTAGTGCATCACCAGTTGGTAAAGACATGACTGTATCTTCATCGTAACCCATTGCGATTAACTCTGAACGAGTCACCATCTTACGGTGAGCTACAAATGGAGCATCAGCGATTGTTCTAGCACGCTTAGAGATAAGAAACTCTTCTGGAGGTACATTCTCCACAACAACTTTACCCTTGTCTACAGAACGCTTTACCTTAACATCATGAGAAACCATCTCTGGAGAAACTTCCATGCCTGTCATTTCATCAAACACAGCTTCTTGGACTGTGGTTGTGCTTTGCTCTACGATCTCTACTTCATCGTCTTGAGCAATCATAGCTAACTCGTCATCGTTTAGGCCATAGTATTTTTCTTTTGTAACATCTGTCTTATCTTCCCAGTATGCTTTTACAATACCAACCTTTTGAAGAAGTGCATCCTTCATCCAGTCGTGCATGATTTCGAAACCGTTATTGTCTTTATAGAAGATATGGTTTACATATTTAGTTGCTTGGTCAGCTGCTTCTTCGTCACCCTGATTCACTGGCTCAAATACAACTGCATCGTCAGCAGATGTAAATACACGCATGAGTTGTGGTAATGCACCATCAACCACTTCAGCCACTTCACCTGTAACGATCTGAGACTTACCTTCGACTTCATTGCCGTAAGGTTCTCTCATGTAATATTCTAGAGCTGTCTGTCTATCATCTGTGGTTTCTGTCTCTAGATAACCGATAGCATCATCAATCTCTGCTTCTAGAATACTCTTTAATTTATTGTCATCTGCCATTTAAACTACCCATGAATTGTTTATGTTTAGTGGTTTATTCCAATCGCTTGAACCTTCATCTAAACCTACTGCAAGGTATCTGAAAGCATCTGAAGCGTGAGAACACCAATCGTGTACAGGCTTATCAAAGAATACATCTCGTTTATCATCGTATGTTCTACGATAGTTTTGCAGAGCATCTAAGCCTTGTTTTGTTTTTACATCAAACCAGCATCGAGGTAGCAACCGTCTCACCGCTTGAATACCATCATCAACTGCTAGCTTTGCTACTACTGTTATTTGTAATCCTGACTCTTCTAACATCTCTTTACGAGACTTACCTGTGCCAAGTTCTCTGACCTGAACATCATGTGGTAATAAGTGTTCAGCGTGTGTGTAACCGTTATCTCTTATCCAGTTCACATAGTAATCAAGGCCAACACCATGATTCTCTACAAAGTCAACTAAATGAATCTCTTTACCAACAACCTGAGCTACCCAGATTGCAGTTGAATCACCCATACCTAAGTCCCAGCCAGTGAATGTCTTAGCAATGCTATCGTACTGAACATTACTGACCTGACCCTTAAGATATAAATCGTTTATCAATGTACCGTAATAAGCACCTTCAACTGGTGCAGCAAATGAACACTCAAACTCTTGTAAGAACTTTGACTCACCCATTGCCTTGTAAGCAGCATCTAACTCTTCCTGATCCAAGATGCTTGTTTCACTTGATTTAAACTCTAGTAAGTTCCAACCATCGTCTTTAGCGTATGCTTTATCTCTTAATGTCTTGAAGTGGTTAGCACCTTTAGGTGTACCAATAAACATGGCCCAACCCTTTCGATCTGCTAGAGCTGGTCGGATAACCTCTGTAAATAGATTAGGATTAACATCACCGATCTCATCTATGACAACACCGTCAAGGTATATGCCCCTAAGAGAATCAGCATTGTCAGCACCGTATAAACTGATACGCACACCCAGAAAATCCACTCTAAGTTCTGCAATATTCGCTTTAGCATCTAACGGTCTCGTATATTCTAATAAATAATCCCAAGCCACTCGTTTAGCTTGATTGTAAGTTGGTGCAATGTAAGCAAATCTAGGATTAGGCTTATCACAGTTTAATGCACTATGTATTAATTGATTGATAGCTGAAACCGTTTTACCCATCCTACGATGAGCAACGACTACATTAAATCGATGTTCTTCTACAGCTTGGTGAATAATTAACTGTGGATCTCTAGGCCTATAACCCAGATCAACCTCTTCCTCTAATATTTCTTCTTCAACCTGTAACGCAAGTTCACTCATCTGATTTCTTTGGAATACCAGTAATAATTTTTAACTGCATTGGAGCATCAGAATCACCAGTTATCTCAGTTGATTGTAAGTCAGGCACAGATTTCTTCAGTAATATCTCAATAGCTTTTAATTGTGACGGCTTTAATTCGTCCGCTTCTGTGCTAAGTGCATGATTTTGTAGGCGATTTATTAACTGACTTGCCTGAATCTTTGCTCTAACTTCGTCTTGATGTTTTTTTCTTATTCTTGCTGCCATTTGTAACTCCTAATAGGGTCATTACGGTTAAAATCCTCTGCTAAATAGCATTTGCAACCCTTTGTCATATGGGTCTTGATAAGCTCCAGCAGATAGTTCTCCGCCTAATACATTAAATAAGGCATTTATATCCATTCTTGTTCCCATATCGTTTTTAGATACACTTGCTCTAAAATTAGGATTTTCATATCCTAATGACTTTGTTGTTCCATATGGATCATTAGTAATAGATCCAGTAATATTTCCTACATTGCCACTAATTTGCTTTACATAGTTATCTATAGCCGCTTGCACTCCATAGTTATCACCTTGTAGCTTTCCAATAGCGTATGGATTAAATTCTTTATTATCGTATTGATAGTTAAGACCACCTGTTGCAGATAATAAGCCAATATCTGTTGGTTGTTTTGCTGTAACGCTTCCACCGATTGTATTTACATCAGGCGTAATGTATCCTTCAGCCAATAATCTCTCATCCTCTGTAAGAGGTAAATAACCACGATAAGATTCATTTGCCATGTTTTAATTGTTCCATTCGTTCTAGTCTAGCTTCTCTAGACATATATAACCATTGTGCTAAATCTTCGTAGTCTCTACCGCAAGATATACAATGATTGTCCTTCATACGACAGACACCGTTGCAAGGGCTATCGTCTACCATTTTACTTTGTTAGCCCAGTAGGCTGCTGACATCTTTCCTTTTGCTATGTTTTTAGCGTGTCTTGCTTTAAATGAGTCTGATCGATCTGTTTTCTTCTTATCGCCTGTGACACCTTGTTGGCCAAACCGAATCGTCTTTACTTGGTCACCAGACTTAGCGACTACCACATGAGACTTTGTTGGGTGGCTTGGCGTTTTCTTTGGTTTGTTGTAACCGCTTACTCCAGCTCTCTGCAATCTTGAATCTTTCTTCGTCATACACAATCACCCACGCTTTTTAGTAGGTCGCTTAGCCGTTTTGGCTGCTTGTTTGAATTGTTTGGCTGTGGGTGCTCCTTTTGATCCTGCTTTACGCATGGTTTCTCCGCTTCCAGCTGCGATTCTTGCACGCTTTCTTCTGATATTTTCATAGAGACCTCGTTTAGCCATTATTGTATTCCTAGTGCTCTTAATCTTTCTATAGCGTTGTTACGGATTTCTCTTGTTGCGTTCATATCATATGCTACATTCAGTAACTCTTGTGGATCAACCATATCACCTTGTTGATTTTGTAATAGACCGCCTGTATATAACGGCATTTGACCGTCTGCATAGTTACGAGATGTTTCATTTATAGGCATATAATTTTTCATGTATTCATCGACCATGCTTGCTGGCATATTAGCTGTTTCTTTAGGAAGTCCCATTGCTTCCATCATTCGCTGTCTTCCAGCGGTTCTAAACTTTTCAGCATACATGTAAACAGCCTCAGGAGATAATCTTTGACTTTCAAGTTGAGACCCTAACCCAGCTTGTAGTCCTAATTGTTTTAATAATGAGTTTATATCGTATGACATATTATTTTCTTTTCTTTTTAGATTTATTAGCTTTGGATAGTGCGATTGCGATAGCCTGTTTCTGTGGTCTACCTGATTTAATCTCAGCTCTAATGTTGCTAGAAATAACCTTTTGAGACTTACCTTTTTTGAGCGGCATACATTATCCTGATAAAAAAAAGGCCCACCGAAATGGGCCACAAAGGAGGATAGATGGAGATTCTGGGCGTACCTCCCCCTACCCCACGATTATACCAAATAAATGTCCGTTATCCAACATCCAAAAGCACAATATCTTGTATATTTTTAACTTTTTTTAATTATTTTAAATAAATGTGTAAAATATGTTGACATATGTATTATTTTTTGAGAAAATTTACTTACTGAAACAACATTATTAACAAAGGAGATTTAAAATGGAAAACAAAGAATTAATGACAACATATGCAAAAGCTGTAAATCATGGGTTTAATGAATATGGCTTCTCAGTGAAAGTACCAGAAAGTTTAACATTCGTAGAATTTAAATCTGGCTGGGATCAAGACGATTACATTCATGATAGCAGTTTTTTCCGTAATTTAGCTGATGGTGCTTGTTATGAGTATGGTTATAAAACTGGTGAATACATGGTTATGCAAGACTATCCTTGCTACTCACCAGCACCTCTTCAAACTGCTTTAAGATTTTTCTTTACTAAAGAAAGACACGCAAAAAACTTTGCACGATGGGTTAGAACTCACATGGAAGATATAGCATTAGAAAATGCAAATCCATCAGCTCATGTAGATGCTTACTGGAATTATCAAGATGCAGTAGCAGAATACTTAGACATTCAACACGAGGCTTCTCTTTAAGAGAGCCTCTTTTTAGGAGAACGATATGAATGTAACCAAAGAAGACTTAATAGCAATACCAGCAGAAAAACACATCAACGGCATCTTTATAACAGAAGATGCTGCTTATGAGCAGGCTCTAATGATTGAATTTTTAAACGCTACACCTTACAACTTAGCTATTGCTCAAATCAGACAACACGATTCAGCACTACGCCAAGAAGCACTTTATAGTCCTGTTATTGAGTTTAAAGTACCTAGTATTAAAAATGGCCGCCGTAGAAGATTTTATATGCGTAAAGAAGCAGCTGGTGACTATATTTGGTCCAAAGGTTATTTTGGTTGCTATAAAGATACCATCATGAGAGGTGATGCTTACAACCCAGAGCGTGGTTCTGACTACGATGTTCGTGCAGCATTAATTAAATTACAAGGAGAAAAATAATGAAAGTAGATATTAGAGCAAAAGATGTAGCATATATTCAAATTGGAAACTGGGTTATTTATGTAGATAACTCAACTGGAGAACATATAATAGATTCATGGGAAAAAAAGGAGAATGATGATGAGTAAAATGATAGATATGATAAAAAATGTAGATAAAGAAGTAGCGGAAGTATTAGATCAAAAACATAAATGCGAAAATATGTATAATGAAATTATAGAAAAGAAAAAAGAACTTGAGTTGTTAGCTGAAACTTATAACAAAGAATTGTCAAAGTATAAGAAAATGCTAAGACTCCAGTAGAGGGAGGCTATTATAAAATCTCCATACAGGGCTGCTTCGGTGGCCCTTTTTATATCTGTATCCTTGATGAAACCATATCTAATAGTTTATCCAGAGCAACCTGTAGCTTTAACTCATAATACATTGGCCTCTTAGTTCCTAGATACCTTGCCCAGATAGCATTAACCTCTTCTGGGTTAAGTGAATCCATACATGAATTGATAGTCCTTATAATCTCAGAATCAGCCTCTTCGATCATGTCATCAAACGATGTAGAAGATGATCCAGACATACCAATGCTTCTTTGTGGATAGCCTAGCT